TGTTGAGGCCCGAGTCCCCGGAGTCCCGCAAGGTGTGCGCCCCTCCGTATTTGAGCCCGTAGGACATCCACCCGTCTTCGCGCTTGCGTTGACGCATGGTCTCCAGCGTCTTGAGGTGCTTGCCCGCGCGGCGGTAATCGCGCACGCCTTGAATCCATGGGTGGTCTTTGGCGTGATCGTCGAAAAACTTTTCTGCTTCGGGGTCGTCTTGCGCAAAGCTAGTCGGCGCTTTGAGGCCGTGTTTCGCGCATTCTTCCCGCAGCATGATGGGGGAGAGCAGGGGGACCTTGACCCCCTTCTTGGCTTTAGCCGGACTGCGGTGAGGTTCGTCCTTCCATGGGATGGACTGGCGGATCTCCCACATATCTACCTCCAGCTTCTCGATATCGCGGTCCAGGGCTTCTGCGTCGAGAGGAACACCGCGGAGAGCCATGGTGCGGGTCATCGCGCTGATCTCCCGTTCATGCTCCGGCCATTTATGACCGTGCTCCAAAAAAAGTCTGAGGCAGTTCTCCGCGTCGGCGAGGGCGTATTCCTCGACTGCTTTGCGAAATTGCGGGGACATTGACTCCCAGCGTTGACCCTTCATTTCGTCGCGCACGTCTTTGGAAACGGCGACGTTGAGTAAATGGCGGGAGGATTCTTTGAGGGATCGGGGCACGGATAGGAACGCGGCCAGGTCTGCCGTATCGTGCCACTCCGCGAGTTCCGTCACGGATCGGGCGTTTCCGCAGTCAATCTCTTGCAGCCGTTGGAATACCGGCATGTCGAACTGCGCGTTGTGTGAGAGCCACGTCCACTGAGGACCGGCGATCTGGCTCCAATCGAAGTCTTTAGGATGGCCGACATACCGGAGGCCGGTGTCGGTGGCGATCGAGACCAAATAGATGTCACTCTCAGAGTGCCGGAGGTAGTGGTGAACCCCCAGCTCTACGATTGTGACGTCCGAGTCGTAGTACGTCTCGAAGTCGACGGCGGCGATGGACATATCAGTCAAAAAGTGGTGGCACGGCGGAGTGTTCTCCTATGGGCTTCAGCGGGGGTCTCGTAGTGAGCCGACCATGAGCCACACTCGGCATCCCTCGGCATAACCAGATTCGGAATCGTCTTCCGACTTCAATGCCTCCGCCGTGTCACCAAATTGCTTAGTTGCCTTTCAGTTCAGCAAAGAACTTCGCTTTGTCCGGGTCGTTGTGGCGCTTGGGCATGCCGGTGACCGGCACGTACCACGAGTTCGCGGCGTTGCGTTTTAGTTCTGAGTGAATGCGGTATTCACCCAAGTGCAGGCCGTCTTTCAGGGTGTAGAGCTTGTCGGTGAAGACGCGTTTGGCCAGCGAGGTGTAGGCACTGGCGGCAACGGTGTAGATAGCCATGGCCCAATGCGTTCCGCTCTTGTCGATGAACGGAAACATATCGAGCTGCTCTTGGGTGGCCCCAGCGGGCGCGGGAATTGCCAGAAGGAAATCCGCCACAGACTGGTAGTAGGGCCGGTCTGGAATGCCCCAGGTCACGGTTCCCCCTTTGGCGCGAACTTCCTCTTCGGTTTCGGCGCGCTGTCCAAAATCGGGCGACCCGTATTCCACTTTCTCTTGGAAATACTTTTTGTCGCTCAACACGACCGCGACGAACTCTTCGCCCGGCTTGGCCAAGACAACTTGTTTTTCAAACAAGAATGTCCCTGGTGCGAAGTCGTCGCAGAGTTTGCCGCTTTTCTGCACCAAATTGATGCGAGGAAAGACGATGTCGTCGCGAGTGATGTTGGTGCCCGATGGGCGGGGTTCGGCCAAGGCGACGGCCTTGGATTCCGGAATTTCGACGATTTCGGCCGTGATCGTTACGGGTTGATCCGCGTTGGAGGCCGAGGTTTTTGGGTTGAATGTGATTGCTGCCATATTTTTACTTTTTGCGTTTTGGGTTGTGGTATATTATACCTCCTAAGCCTTGATGGCTTTTAAGAGGTGGATGACGCCTTCATCTCGAAGGGCGCCGCTGCCGCGGAGCAAGTCTTCCAAGTGCTGTTTGGCTTCTGCCTTTTTGCCCTTGGGGGCTTTGTCCGCGACAAATTTTTCAAGCTGCGGCACCGACACTCGGGTGCAGCTCAAAAGGTATTCCTCGATCGACACCATGTCTTTGACGGCGCCATAACCGAGCAGAGGATTTTCCACCGCACGAGGGGTGCGGCGTTGGTCCAACTTGTATCCAGGAATCTCTGCGCCTTCTTCCATTGCTTGGCGCAAAAGTTCTTTTTTGGTGTCCTCACACCAATTGGCCAACAAGTTGGCTAGTTTGAGCAGCTTCGCCCTGTCGGCCGGTGTCCCGTCTAGGGATATACTTTTCGGGACGTCGAACCCGGCTTTATGCCCTATGTTGAGCGCTTTTTCGGCGAGCGCTTTGCAACTGCCCTGTTTCGCGCAGTAGTCGCAGACCCCTTCTGTCGGGTTGAAGATCTTGCCTGCGGACTCTTTGGCGCGGGCGATGATTGTCCCGATGCGCAGTTGCACGCGCTCCATGTCATCACGGACGTATTTGGCGTACGTAATCTCTCCACGTCTAGGGAGGACGAGGTAGCAGTCCAGAGTGTGTAGTTGGGGAAATTTGGCAAAGATGCCGAAGGCGTAGGCTTGAACCTGAACATTGACTTCAGCGTCCTCCACAGCTCCGTAACCAGTCTTCCAGTCGTAGAGAGCGCCCGACCCATCATCGTAAAGATCGACGAGATCGCTTGTGCCAAAGGTGTGAAAATCCCCCACTCGCATTTCGACCCTGATTTCCTGGTGCGATGCCACCAGCTTTGCGTTCGCCGATCGCTCATGGCGATTAGCGGCGAGGAATGCCAGACACCACTCAGCGAGGCTTCTCTCGACTTCGTCGACGAGCACGGACGGGTCTCTGTTTTCAATCGCTTCGTGGATGCGGTTACCCGCTTCGGCGATCGGGTTCGTGCCGGAGCGGCCTTTGAATGATGGGCATGCTTCATAGTTTTTGAGTGCGGAGGGTCCGTGTTCTGCGTGGGGACGATTAGCGGAAGAGCTGGTCGGAGACATGGGGTGTTTTAGGTAGGTGCGTGGTATATTATTCGGGTTCCGAAAAGGCGCAAGCACTTTTTTCATTGAGGGTTTTAAGCAGGGAAATTTTTTTGCGGACGGATTTTTCGACCTTCTCTTCCACGGTGCCCGCGGCAAAAAGAATCCGCTGCAACGATGGGGTCTTTCCCCCAGCGCGATGGACGCGACCGACCACTTGCAAAATGTTTTTCTCGTTCCAATCCGGCGAAATGATTGCGGCTCTCGGAAATTTGCCGCGCGTGTCGTGCAGGGATATGCCGACGCCGCCCGCGGCCGTGTTGCACACGATGATCCGGTCGGAGTCATTTTGAAAACTCTCGATGCGTCGTTGTCTTTCCGCAGCGCTTTGCCGACCGTCGATGTACGCCGTGGTAGCCAGTTTATCACACAACGCGTCTAAGGTCGCTTGGAAGTTGACAAAGATGGCGACACTTTTTCCTTCGGCCAGGAGATCCTGCGCCATGCCCACAATGACCGGCACTTTGTAAAGCTCTACGCGTTGACGCGCCCGCAATTGTTTCACCAATGCCTCCGCCGCCGAGTTCGTCTTGTCTTGCTTCGTTCGCTCTTCGAGTTCTTGCAGCTCACGTTCCATCTCCTCGTAGATCTCCGCGATCTCGTCACCGAATTGCAGCGGCTCGGTAATGATCTGCGTTTCGGAAAAGTGGTCTGCAAGTTCGGCCGCAGTCATCCGTGCGCAACGATGCGCTATTTGCTGCGCGATCGCTTCGATGTGCGAGTGCGTCCCGTTGAACTCAAGTCCGTTCCAACGGTTTTTGACGCACCCGTGTTTTAGAGCCCATTGCCAAAAGTTTCCCAGCATGTGCGCTCCGAGCAACCACCCCGCTGCGCGCATTTGCAGTGGGTTGCTGGCAAGGGTGGCCGAGAGCATCAGCACTACGTGGCGGTCTTTGGCCTCGATCAGCATTTTGGCGTTTTGCGTCGAAACACCGGAGCATTTGTGCGCCTCGTCGAAGATCAGTAGGGAAGGGGGGACCGTCCACACCCACTTTTTGTTCACCCATTTACCAAAGCTAGTTTTACCCGTGCGCAGCTTCTCATAGTTGATGACGTCGGCTTTTACCCCGCGCTCCTTTAATTCTTTTTCCCACGAGGGGATGACGGCTTTGGGGCAGACGACGAGCGTGTTGGCGTTGGCGCGGCGGGCGATCTCAGCCCCACACACCGTCTTGCCGGTGCCAGTCTCCGAGCTGTCGAGGGCGGAGCCGCAGGTTTCAAGCGCGGCGATGAGTTTGTCGACGTGCTTTTCCTGCCGTGGGTAGAGAGTTTTCAATGTAGCAGCAGTCCGCGTTCTTCGATCAGGGCGTTGAGCACGGTCCTTAGTTCGTCGATACACCCATCCGCATCTTTGAATGAATGTCCGTGCTTGCTGTAGTTCCTGAGTTGATCGTGGATTTCAATGACGACCAGTTTCCACTCCCATCCTTGCAGAGCGTTTAGGTGCTCTTCGTTTTCCTCCGGCAGCGAGAATGCGAGTGTAGCGGTCATAGGCAGTTGAGCTTCAGGATGGCGCAGAGTCTGTCCAGTAAATGGGTTCGGTCGTGGTCGTTGACAATAGTGTGGTCGGTGGGCAGTTCGTGGCTTTCCGACTTGTGCTCCCACGGAATGCGAAGAGACGGGCGCAGTATGTTTATGGCCACTCCCCCCAAGTGACGAACTGCTTCCAGTTCGTTTGGGAAGCGGCAGTCGTCGACAACCACTGTCCCCCCTTCGTTCAGAACTAGAGTCGCCGCGTGCTCCCACGCGTTCGCCCAGATATCCGGCCCCATTAGTTCTCTTCCCCATTCGGTTCCGAGTGTTTGCATAGCCCAACGCGGGGTTTGCCCTGCAAGCAGCTCTGTGGGCGTTTCTTTTAAGTCTCCCTCAAGGTGAGCTGGGGAGAGTCCTAGGGCCCGCAACATCTCTTTGAGAGGAGCGGCAAACTTAATTAGATGATACCCCCATTCCCGCTCAAGAAACTCCGAGCAAGTGGATTTTCCGGAACCGGCTTGGCCACACAAAGCAACCAGGCGGGGCGGCGTCACTTTGGCTGGCACGGAGTCTCGTCGGGAGGTTGCTGCGTCGGAGATTTGCTCCGAAAGATTTCGTCGTAGTTGGCGCGGTATTGCTCGCTGGCCGGTCGCATCACGTTGTCGGATGCGGCGTTGGCCATCTTCCAATTGCGCTCAAGTCTTTCGTCCGCCATGGCTTTAGCAGTTCCAGGCCCTCAACGACTTGTTGATGCGGCTGTTCGGATCGTTCTTGGTTTTGGCGCTGGTCAGCTTCGACTTCATGCCCGACATGCGCGCGCAAAACGACTTACGTCGTCCGGCGTCTTTCGCGGTCTTGGGCTTAGGCGCGGGGGGTTTGAGGTTCCCTCCGGTGGCGCGGTTGTAGCTGGCTCTGCCTTTGGCGTTGAGCCCGCCTTTCGGGTTTTTACCTTCTTTTCTGGTCCAGGCTGCGGTTTTGTTTGGCATATTGTTGGTTGGGGTTAGCGATAGCGTGCGGTCTTCGCGGCTATCTTCTTGGGTTGACTGACGAACTGTTTTCCTGCTCGGTTGCCTTTGGCTTTTGCGCGGTTGGTCGAGGCTTTTTCTGACTTGGTCAACGAGCCCCATGCCGCGTCGGGCAGGTAGCGTTTTTTGCCTTTGGACGGGGAGCCATCGGAGGTGCGCCACTTTTGTGCGGTCCAGTTCTTCAGAGAGGTTTGCGGCTTTTTCATTTCTTAGTCGCGGTAGCCGCCGCCGTTCGCTTTGTATTTAGTCGCGAGTAGTTGCGCTTTGCGCGCCGACCACTCGCCGGGGTCCCCGCCCTTGGTTCCCGCTTTGATTTTTTCAAAGAGGCGTTTTCGCATCGACGGCTTCGTGTAGTTGTTGGCTTGGTTGACTCGGCTTTTTGTTTTGGTTGGCATAATTTGTGGATAAATATGGGCGTTAGTTCCCCGACGTAGGCGCCGGAGATGTTGAAATAAAAAAATTCCCAGGCTTCCTCTTCAGACATGCCCTGCCGCATGAGAGACCGCGCGATTTTCTGCGCGTCGTAGGCGGCGGCGTTGGGTTGTCCGCAGCGTTCGGCGATCCCGAGGAGGCAATCGTCGTAGCCGGTGGCCAGCAGCAGACCTTCGAGTTGTTCTTCGACTTCGGGCGTCATTTGGTCGGGTGGGGTAGTGGTATATTCAACCTCTGACAAAATAAAAGCAAAATGTGCAGGGCGTCGGCCTCATTGTCATCCTGCGGCCCAAATCCCAGGTCTTTTGCTGCCTCGATCATCTGCTCCTTGGTCGCATTGCCCTTCTTCGTCGCGAACTTTTTGATCGTGCCGACATGGACTCCTTCATACTTGATTTCCTTCGCCTCGCACTCGGTTTGCAGTACCCCAAGTAAGCCGCAATAGCATTTCGCAGCGGCACCGGACGACCAGCGCATGACCTCCTCGTAGACAATCAGCTCCGGCTTCACCTCAACAAGTTGGTCGCGGAGCCACGATCGGAACTTAAGGAACCTGACTCCTGGCCCGCCGTTCTTTTTGAGCTTGAACCCCTCGCTGCCCGACGAAATCAGTCCGTTAGCGTGGTAGGCCCAGCCGGTCTGGGTGGCAAGATCAAGGGCAAGGATGGCGCTCATAGGTTGGTCAGGCGTGCGCGCACTCTACGTGCAGCCGGTGAGGCTCCCGCTCGCAGCCACTCTTCCACATCGCTTTCCAAAAAGCGCGCCCTACCCATGGCAATCGTGTAGGGCAGGGGATGACGGGCCTGCCGGATGTAGTTGTCGATTGACCTCTTCGTTACGCCCAGCCGCCGTGCAAGTTTACTTTTGTCATACACGGCGACTGGCGCAATCGACGTCAGTCCGGAGAGATCCGCGTCCTCCAGCTCGATCTTGATGCGACCTTCGTTCAGGGCGATGACCCTGAAGGAGGCGGCTTCTAGCGTGATCGAACCGCCCATAGGCTAACTGAAGATGGGCTGGATGAAGCGAACTTTGGGGTCCGCACGCAGCTTTTCGCAGATTTGATGCGTGGCAGCTCGAATGATGGCAGACGGAGGTATCCCGTTGCGTTTTGCGACTTCACACATTAAGTCCCAATTTTCTTTTTCTTCGATGTATACCACTCGGCGTCGGTGGTCGGCTATTTTGTTAGGCATTATGGTTTTTTTTAGGGTTGGTGTTTTCAAACGGGTAGTTCGGAAACATTTTCAAATTACATCAGGGCCATGGTGTATGCAACCACAAAATTAAAATAGCGCCAAAGTTCTTTGCGTTAGTGCCATCGGTTCGGATTGGGCGCCGTGCGGTATTCATTGCTGGGGTAAGAGGGAAAACCACTCGTTTGCTGCGCTTGGAGGAACTAAGCCTTTGTAGCACTCCTCCACCATGTCCGCGGAATTTCCGCACTGCTTGGAAACCTTCTGGGCGTCCGCGTCCGGCTGGGCCATGCGGTAGGAAATGTAGCTTTTGCGAAGCCCGTTGTCTTTCCAAGGAATCCCAACCTTTTCGCAGAGCGCGGCCCTGTCGTGGTGGAACTTGGTCTGGCCGCAGCGTATTGGGCCCGTCTTGTCCCCTTTGAGCTTCTCCAACCAAGCCGCCAAGTTGTCGCAGATCAGGGGCATCCGGCGCCGCTTGGTCTTAGTCTTTTGGGAGTCGAGCATGATGACTTTTTCATCCAAGCGGATGTCCTCCCAGTGCATTCGGCTGATTTCCGCCGTGCGAACGCCCGCGAAAGCGCCGACAACCAGGGCAGGCAACAGCTCTTCGCTCGCATTCGCCAGCAGCTTGCGCATTTCCGCGGGGGTGAAGATTTCGATGGGAGAGATGGCCTGTTTAAACTGGTCGATCTTGTCGATCTCCATCTCACCGGTAGCCATATACCCCCATTTCTGCGCCCACTTGAAAAAAGTTTTGAGCGTGCCGAGATGGTTGTTCCGAGTTCTCCCGGAGGACGAGATTCCCCGCAAGTAGGTGTCGAGTTCTTTGAGCGTTATAGCGTCGAGAGTTTTCCTAAAAGCTCTTCCGAACTGCATGCAGATCGAGCGGACTGTCGAGTAGTGCCGGTTCTTGGACGATTGTTCCTCGAACGAGCTGAGATATTCGTGTGCCGCGAGTAAGGCGTCTTTCTTCGTTTTTGCTGTGTTGGTGACGTGCGAGACGAAAAATTTCACCGCATCCCCTATGGACACGTTGTGCTCGGATAGGACGGAGCTGTATTCGGCAATCCGAGCCGCTTGGGCGGAGGTGATGTTGTTTCTCAAGGATACTCCGCGACGGAAATCTTCGATGATCTCCTCCGCGCGTTGGTGCGCTGTGACTTCGTTGTCGAAGGCCGCTCTCTGCCGCCCGTTCTCCCCCGTCCAGGTGACAAAGTATCTTGTTCTGCCCTGACCCTGTCGGTAGATGTTCACGCTCCCGAAGGGGGTCTTTTGGACGAAAGGATACACGATGTTTTTGGTCTTTTTTAACTTCATAGGTGCCGCAATATGGTGACGCTTGGTGACGCTTGTCAACCGGGAAAGTGGAATATACCGACACTCTTTTTTGGTCATGGTGTATGAAACCCCTTGACGAAACACTCTGTTTTGGGTTAATATACCCTAATGCAGTTATATGGAACTGGTGTATGCGAATGCGGGTTCGAGCCCCGTAGGCTCCGGTTTTTTTACAGAGTAAGTGAAGAAATCGGAGCAAAGTGGTGACGGAATGGTGACAGGCTGAAAAAAATGTCATCACGAGGAAAAATTCGCACGGCGGATGGCCGTGTCGTCGATGTCTCCGACAAAGAGTGGCAGTACGGGCGTTGGTGGAGCAAAAAGATCGACCAATTCAACCGCGAACTGTTTTCGTTTCGCAATCCGATGCCGCTGGAGAAAGGCGGGGAGACGCCCGAGCATCATTTCAAGCGCATCGTGTCAGCTCTGTGGCCGGAAGACGGTCCGAAACCCTTCGTCTGGCACCCATGGGCCGAACGGATGTTGGAAGCGTCCTGCGCCAATCAATACCTCGCCGTGGCCGGGTGTGCTTCGTCTGGGAAAACGGATTTTTTCGCCGTGTGGGCGATCGTGAATTTCATCGCCGCGCCTTATGACACGATGGTGCTCGTAACTTCGACCACTTTGAAGGATTCCCGCAAACGCATTTGGGGGAGTATTCGGGATTACTGGCAAGCTGCACCTCCGCTGCCGGGGAAACTTGTCGATTCCATGGGGCTTATCCGGTTCGAGGACGGAACGGGCGGAACTTCGGACAAATGCGGCATCACGCTCATCGCGGC